CTACCGAGTTGCCAGCGGCGTCTTGGTATCCCCACGGCACTTTCTTCTCGCGGTAAGCGTCTACGAAATCATCGGCCAATCTAAAGGTCAATCCCATTTGTCATTTCCTCGTCTATTAAAAGTGAACGGATAGCATAGCTGAAACACACCTGCATAAGCAGTCTGACTTAACCTAGTTCCTAGTGCAATTACCCCCCTTGTATATGATATGAAGCTAGTTACTTATCCTCGATACTTTGCTGAATGATTCGCGTGGTTTCGGTCTCATTGAGCCCACCATTTGGCAGTTCTCTGAGTGCTTGCGCCTTGTCTCCGAAGATGGCCGAAAGCACGCCAGCACCTGCTGACTTACCCTCAACAGTCATGCGAATAAACGAGGATGAGTCGTCAAGTTCTTTGGTTGTTTTGATTAACTTAAAGAGGCGGTCAATCTCCTGCGATACATTGGGGTCAGCGTATCCACCGTTCATTTCTTCGGTAAATCGCATAAAAGCAACCCTTTGACCCTGCATTTCGATAATAGCGTTGATGAGTGCCTTGAGTTGTTCTTTGGTCTTTACCTCGACTGGAAGGTTGAAAGCACACATATTGGCAGGCTTAAAAGCAGGGCAGTTAGCAGCTACAAAGCACGTATCGCAGGCCCGCAGTGAGGCTTGTTGTGTACGTACAACAGGCACATCCTTAATTATTTCATTACCATCTTCATCGGTCTCTACAACGGTCTTTAAGTCGTATCCGAACACAGGCAAATTGGTCATTTCATCTGGTTTTCTCGGTTCAAGTTTCCGCACTTGAGGGGGTCTTATATCAGCATTGGCGGGGGGTGTTGCCGCGTTTTCTACACCTTGAGTTTCATCGCTCATATATGATATGTCCTCGCCATTTTCTATCTGGTTAAGCCGTGTCTCTAGTTGTTGGTATGACCAAACAGCCAGCTTGGAAACTTCCTTGTTGTCATCTTCCATAATCAAATCGTAGTCAATCCCAGCCTTCTCATAGATAGCCTTGTATCGTGGGCGGGCTTGGTCTTTCATGCGCTTGGGGTAACGTACCAAAGAAGTTCCGTTCCACACAATCGTCTCGCCTCGCATCATCGGGCTGAGCCACGACATTGTGCTGGCGGTCTCAACAGCTACTCGTCGTAGGTTGTCTGGTCGGGCACATGAGATAGCATGAAAGCGTGTACCGTGGGTGCGGTTGTAAGTACGGGTAGCCTGAGCAAGCTGGACGTGCTCCTCAATCGAATCCCCCGTGATACCAATATCTAGGTAGTTATCAACTAGGTCAGATAGCCCCTCAAAGCCCGTAGAAGGCCGCCAGACGGGTAGAAACTTGGATGGTGGTACTTGTGACCAAACGGCCTTCCGCTGGTTCTCAATGAAGTCTGAGGTCAGGGCAGGATGGTCGAACTCACTAAATAGGCTGATACGAGTTATGTTGGCAAGCACGAACTCCTCGTAGTCCGCGGCAAACTCCTCAAGCTCGCGCCCTGTTAATTGGATGTTCTTAGGCAGGCCAGGATGCACAAATATACGCGTCTCGGTATTAAAGTAATTGTCCAGCAGATAGGACTTGTTCTTAGGCAGTCCACGCTTGGTAAGGCGGTAGTAACTGACACCCATGTAGGTACAGCCCGCTGACTCTAAGATAACCCTGTTACTAGGAACTTCTGCACCCAGCATAATCAGGTTCATAGACGACCGTCCTTAGCCAGCATTTCCTGTTGGCGGTCGAGCTCTGAGGTGATGTCGTCCCATGACTTGCGACCTTCACGGCCGTCAGGTCTGAACTTGTAATCTAAATAGGTGGGGTGGCAGAAGGCCATAGATGTAACGCCAACCTCTAGCAGACTCTTAACGATGTCCAGCTCGGAGGTAATAACTAAATCAACGGGGCCTTGTGACCTAATGTACTGAATCATTCTAACCCAAACATTTTCGCCAGGCGGGACAATCTTCCAGTCAAGGATGTCGTCAAACTTATGTAGCTTTTGCTGACGTAGCCAAAGGTCAGCCTTCTCTTTATCCTCGGCAAGTAGCAGGACTTTATTAGTCTGATTAAGGTGGTTGTAAAGGTGCAGGCCATCACGGATGGGCGCATTGTTCTTGTCGTTACGAATAACGCCGTCGACAAACATAACTATTGCCATTTAGTGCTCCGTGTATGTAGGTGTTAGTTGCGTGTAGCAGCGCGTCGAATTAGCAGACTAGCATCAGGCAACTCTACACCATATGTCTGTGCTGCGAACTCTTGCTTAGACTGCTTAGAAATTTCTTTTAATCGCTTTAGTGCGGGGACAATACCAGATGACTTACCAGCCTGCCAGCGGTAGTTAGCGTAATCTAAATAGCCTTGTCCAACAGGGCTAAAGGCATACTTGCGACCCTCATGGATGTCGTCAAACAACGCCGCACCCTGCATAACTGCAAGATGTAATGCGGCCTCTGCGTTGATGCGAGCCGCGGCGCTTTGAGATGCGGTAACTGCGTTCAGCGCTTTTTGATAGCGGGACAAGATGCCTGATGCAATAACTAAATCACGTTGTGACTTGCTCTCCCAATCAGCGGGGCGGAACGGTGATGTAATAACAGGTTGTACTGTCCATGAATCAGATGTCAGGTTGTATGCTGAGTACGGACGAATCTCTACGATATTGCTACGAACATTGACGTAGAACGTTAGCTCGTATGTATCCATGAAGTGTGCGGTTGATGGGTTTAGCTCTTCGCCAAATCCCTCGTTAAACATTGACGCAATCTCTTGGTCGCTAAGGCCAGTGAATCGGTTGTTAGCTTGGCGGAACTTGATGTAGTCAATACCAACTAAGCAGTCAAGGTCTGCGGGTTCGCGCTCTGCCGCCCATTGGTAGGAAACTCCTGAACCAGCTAACCAAACATTGCACCATGACTCAGGGTCTGAATAGGTGGGACGCAAATAGTTGAACAACGCCGCGAGTATGGAACTGCGAACGTGAGGTATAACTTTATTGTTTTTGATAAGGCGTGGGTCAAGGATGCCGTTAGGCTCGCTAAAGTATGAGGTTGACCCAGGCTGAATCTCTACAGGTTCGGCTTTGCTCGCGAGTACCTCGTAGAAGTTCATCTAGTTAGTATAGTGGATTACTCGTCTTCCTCGTCGAGGTAGTCCTCTATATCTTTATTGTTTAATGCACCAAACGGAACCCACTCAGGGAATGAATCCTTGTCAAGCATAATGCTCAGTGCGATTTCGTGCTTGAATCCAGCCTTCAATAAGGCTGTGTAAAACTCATTAAGCCAAATACAGTATGTTTCTAGCTTATTGTACGAGTTGTGTTCGGTGTCTTGAACCTTCTTCTTACGTGGCGTTGCCATGGCATCCCCTGTCGTTACAATAGGCCTTTTTCCTGCAACGATTGTCTCATAGCTTGGCTGACTTTCTCGCCCTCACTCGTACCCATTTCTGACATTGTTGTACTGACAACGCTGCGGAGGGCTTGTAACTGGATGGTTTCCATGATTTCGGCACAGCCGTGTTTGATGTCATAGATGTTGGGCTTGCGGCTAACGGCAGGAATGTCCGATAAGTCCGTTGTGGCCGAGTATGAACCATCCTCGTGGCGGATGATAAGGAACGCTGTATCCACGGTATCGCCTTTGTCTGTCATTCGTATAGGCCTTTCTTGCTAAATGCCCGCTGTTGAACCATCATCTTGTAAGGGCAGAAGTCGCATAAGTAGACCTTGGGGCCGCGGTGCTCGCCCAAACCTTCCTTTTTGCGGTCAGCTGAGGTGCCAGGCTTAAGCTCTTTGGCGTCTACCTTGTAATCTCCACAGCTAGTTGTTGGGCGCATATGAAGGTTGTAGCACTTCATGGCGTCTTCGTGGAAGTTAGATTTTGTGTCGTAAAAGTTGGTGCCGAACACGTCAAGGCCTGAGGAACCTTCGCTAATTTGCTTGAGGACCTCTTGTTTTACGTCTGGGCGTGCCCAGTATTTGAGGGGAAACTTTATAAGTAGCCCGAGATGAGGCTCAGGCTTTTGATGCTTCTCTACGGCTACCTGTAAAACGGTATCGTAATCAGCTGGGCCGTCAAAATCGGGAAGCTCGTCGATAGACTTGCAGGTACGGCAAACAAGCAGACGAATCTGCTGTTCATTACGCTCTTTTTCGGCAAGGGCCTTGAGGTCTACCGCCAATTTATGCTCCTAATAATAGTCTAGTTAATGCAAATAGTATAACAGGTTTTAGAACTCGGCTGAACTCCATGGGACGCTGTTGCCAGATGGCATACGGGTATCCTTGTTGGTTGCAGCTACTGAGCCACGACCATTGACATTGGAATCTGCCGCGGATGGTCGGATGCCGTGAGCTGCAAAGGATGAGGCTGTGTGGTGTGCACAATCTCCCTCGCACTTTAGGCTTTCAGAATCTGCTGGTACGGTGCGCTTGCAGTCTGGGCCAATGCAGGGGACCTGCAAACCTTTGAGATGTGCAATAGGAACTCCAGCAAGTGAATCGTGAATCTTAGTCTTTAGACCATTGGCAGTTGCTAGTGCGCGAGGATGTGGGTCAGTCATGTGACCTGTCCACTTTTGAGTGTCGCGGTAAGCGGCTGTAATAATCTTGTTAGTATGGAACCGTACCTTTGGGTCTTCAGCGGCCTCTGTTACTGAGCGTTGTGCCTCTGCGGCACGGCCTGAACGAGCTGAGCGGCCACCACGTAAACCCGAGGCTTTTCCAGCAGAATCAGCTTTAACCATATTAGGTTGTTCGGTAGCAAGTTCTGGGAAGTTTTGACGGTCTTGACGCAAGCTAGCGCTCTTAAACATTGGGTTATTGCGACCACCCTTAAGTACAGTAGCCTCTTCAATTTCATTGCCAGCCTGAACTCCGCGACGCGTTGCCTCTGGGTCTGGTGACTCTGCAATCATGCGCTCAACTCGTGAGTTGGTGTCCTTCTTAATAGCTTTACCAAGTGATGAAACGCCCTTTGCTTTAGCAGTTGTCTTAGCAAATGGTGTCTGCTTAATATTGCCAGCTGGAATAACAGGCTTGTTAGCAGATTCTTTTCCACTAACAGTGGTCGCGCTTTCGCGCTGTGACTTAGCTTCTGCCTTACGATTAGCTAGTTCTTCTGCTTTCTTGCCAAAGGTAAATGTAGGTGAAGCTGGCTTCTCTGTCTTCTTAGGCGCTACGGCCTTCTTTGCTGCCATTAGTATGCCTCCTTGTCATACACGTCTGATACAACGTGCGGCTGGCCAGTGTATGCAACGCGGGACTCTCCGACCTTGCCGATTACGTTGCCGAATCTAGGGTCTGATGAAACGTGCTCCCAGCCAGTAGCTTTTCCTAGCGCCGCCATCTTGTCTTGATGTGCTGCAATAGTGCGCTTGGGGTCATTGGCGCGGTCTTTAATTGGCTTCATATTAGTTACCTGCTGGGTTTACTTTGTTAGGTTCTTCGCTGTTGACGAAACCATAATTCCAATATGGATGTAGGCCAGCACGGTTCTTGACCACGTCTTGGTCACCCATGCCTGGGGCTACTGTTGTATTAGGACGGCGCTTGCGATATTTACCGTCTGTCGCGCCCTCTTCAAGCGAAACGTTCTCCGACATAGCTTTACGAACGGTCATGCCATCCGTCCTTTCATATGTTTTACCGCCTTGCGCTTGGTGCAAGATGGACAAAGTTCTGAGTACAACGCATCCTGTGGATGAAGCTGGTAACCACAGTTCTTACAATTCTTTGAGCCGTTGTACATTGTGTTCTTTAACGACTGCTGTGTGGCGTAGTCAACGTCTTCGCTGCCATACATGCCGTCACCTGTTGAGTCAGTCATTAATCCTGATGCCATTAAATGCTCACTCCTAAGTCGTTACGGCTGGATGACTCCGTCGCATTAGGCGTCTGGCTGTAATCAGATTCGACACGCTGTTGCGCTGGAGCTCTTCCAGGTAACTCAATTATGTCCTTAATGCCGATTTCTGTAGTGGTATACCCGTATTTCGGTGGGAATAACTCCACTTGAGGCAATGGGGGACGTACAAAATTCTGCAAATCGGCGCCCTGCATGGTCTGTGATGCCAATGCTTGGGTAAGTAGGCGCTCTTGATTGCTAGGAAATGGTCCTAGATATTGCTGGGGTGGATAAGCTGCCTCTGGTGGAGCTACCCAAGGCTTGCGTGAATAAACGCCATCGGCCATGTTTGGCATGTTAGCTCCACTGCGGACGTAGGCGTGAGAACTGGTCTACACGGCGTGGATTAATCTCACCTGGTGAAGTGCTACGCAGGTTTGCTTTACCATCGTTAGGCAAATGTGGAGCAGGGGTGAGGCGGATGTTCTCTGAATTCTTACGAGAACGAATAACGTTTCCGTCGCGTACGCCTCTCATCTGGCGCTTGATGCCACGGTCAGGTTTTAACTCTGAAGGATAATAATAATCGCCTGGGTCTACGCGCTCACCTTTGTGCACACCGCGTTGATATGAACGCTGCGCTGTGCGTGTCTTGAGACTATCCAGCATCTTGTCTGATGTGCTTGCTGGACGACCACGGTCATCACGACGTGAACGAATCGTGCCTAAGTAACCGTCTGGATATTGGGCAGAAGGTTCCTGCCCAACTCCAATGCGTAGCCAATCTAATTCGCTTCGTGCAACAGGTTGACCACCACCGCCGTAAACGGTGTTGGTTCCATACATACCACCTGCACCCAGGTTTTGTATGTTTTGATGTGACGAAGGCATAACCCCATGATACGGGGCTTGTTACTACTTCGAAGCTCTAAACTCAATTCCCTCGAAGAATGCCCAACCATCTAAGATATGGATAGGCTTAATATCAAATCGGCCGTCTTCTGTATAGAAGCAGACGCCCAATCCTTGCTGCCAGTTCTCCCAGTAACGAACAGCCTTCTCGTTAGGGGTTGTTCCGCCCTTGACTGAAGGTACTGCGCCATCTACACGGCACAGGCAACCAGGGCTAAACGCAACGCTTCGCTTTGGCTCGTCTGGGTGATGGCTTGTGTGATAGGCAATTTCCATACGATGCGTGTGCCCGAAGACTGTACTAATAGTATGGTTTTTATTGAGGTGCTGACTTGCTGTTGAGCCGTTGCTCTTGGCAATGTCACCGTGCTTGGCAATCAAGTCGCCAACAATGCGGTGCTCTCCAGCTGGATATCCGCTTGCGTAATTAACCTTGAGCTCGTCCATACGCAATAGGTGTGGAAGGCTGTTAACTGGCCAGCGGTCAATGTCCCCAGCCCGCTTTAACATCGCGGCTTGTGGGGCGTTGTTGAGCAGATACTTGTATAGGCGGCAATCGTGGTTACCCTCAAGAAATACTATTTCAGCATTTGGGGCAACTGCGCGTTGCTCTGCAAGGAACAGATATCCAGCTTGCAACGATGCTTGAAACGCGTTCTGAAACGCGGTCTCTTGCAAGTGCTTGCTGACTGACGGCATATCAATCGTGTCGCCTAGGTTTACGATTTGGTCAATGCCGTAGGTTCCTTGAACATACTGCATAATCTGGCTGTATACATCTAGTGCACGCTCATCATGGAACGGGTCAGCTACACCGTTCTCATCAATTCTAAAACCAAACTGGGTATCGGGAACAAGCAGGGCAACCTTCATATCGGTTGTCTTCTTGGTGTTCTTAGGGGCCTTGACCTCAACCTTGCTCGGTACTACTTGGCTGAAATCAATGGGGCGCTCTACATCTGAGGTTAGCAGACGCAGGAACTCGGCCCGCATGTCGGACGTTAATGTCATTTAGATTCCTTATTCTTGTAGCATGAGCAGGCTTTGACGAGGTGGTTACGCAATGAGCTAACGCTAAAGTCAACACCGTAAGTTGCTTGTAGCTTTTCTAGTAGCATGTGGCGTTGGATTTTGGCTGAGAAGACTTCCTTTTCAAAGAATTCTCGCTCATCCTTAGCAATTGTCTCTAACCATCGAGACACGGGGCAGTTCTTGGTTTTGTTTATCAGGTTGGTGAACTCAGACTTTAGTGAAGCATCCATAATCGTTTCCTTCGTGTGATGGACAGTTACGACTCTAGCCTACCATACCTTTGTAAGTTTCATAACTTTACACGACACTTTTGTAAAAATTTTTTGACAGAGCCTTGCAAGGTTCTTGAGCATCAAACGACATAGATAGACACCAATGGTCATCAATGGACAACAAAAAACCCCCGACCATAAGGCAGGGGGTTAATTGCTGGGAAAGGACTTAGTTGTAATCAGCCATTCCGCTTGAGAAGTTAGGCTGTGTGCGGTTCACGGCTGGAGGAATGATTCGTCCGTTAGCCTGTGTTGCACCAGCTTCTGGCGAAGTACCGCCAGACATTTTTACGCGAATTGCGTAGCGAGCGCCTTGACGCTCACGAAGGCTTTCCTTACGTGCAGGCTTAGCTTCGAGGGCTGGGTCGCCAGCTTGTGCACCCTTCTTAGGCATGAGCTTGGTGTTCTTAGAAGGTGCTGCAGAAGCGTTTTGTACGCTCTTTGTAGCGCTTTCGTCCATGGTTGGGAAAGCACTCTTTGGGGCTTTATCTGACATTTGGTTTCCTTTGCAAAGGGGGTTTATTAACTGTATCAGCCTTACAGGACAATAACGGTTAAAACCATGGCGGATATATCCCCATCGTGGCTCTGAATAGTAGTGAAGCCTGGGACGTAGGCGATATCGATGCCTCGAGGGGCTGTATACCCACGGGCGATAGCGATAGCTTTGGTGGCCTGATTAACGGCACCAGCGCCAACCGCACGAATTTTACAGGTGCGGGTCTCATAGATGGAATGGGCGATGGCCGAAGCTACGGCCTGGGGGTTAGAACCTGCTGAAACACGCAGGAATTGCTCTTCTGGAGCAGGTGTTACTTCAGACATTTAGACCTCTTATTAGACGAGTAGTAATACGGTCTAATAAGTATTACAAGCAGGCTTAAATATGTCTGTCTAAAGGGGTTGGAGCCTTGGCGTACGACCCACAGGCGGCACACTCCATGTCGGTGAAGTATGTCGCCAGCTCGAAGTCATCAAAGGATGCCTTGATATTCCAAACAAAGGAACCACAATCGCAGACATGGCGAACCTCGTCTGCATGGTCCATGTTGCCTGTGTAATCAGGCCGCAGCTCGCGGATAGGTCTCATATTAAAATCTTGAGGTGGTGAAGGCAAGCCTCGCCAAACTCGTCAAACTCCGCGCTCTCTTCATCACTGATAGGGCCGCCGTCATGGGTACAGCAGAACGGCTCGGTTATCCAACCGCGGGCTATACCGTTACGAAGCCAGATGTAGAACTCGTCTCCGTCATTCATCGTCGTCCTCATCCTCTTCGTCGTCTTCGTCAAACTCGTCTATTTCATCCCAGTCAATATCATCGTCTTCCCAGTCAATGCCGTCGACTTCAAAGTCTTCGTCAAACAGGTCCTCGTTCAGCTCATCCATGATTAGTCTCCTAGGTAGAAGGTGTAGTCGTTAATTATTTCTAATGCGTGGCGGAATTTCTCAGGCAAGTCATCAGACTCTAAAACTAGGCTGAGCAGCTCTCGGACACGCTCATGGTAGTACTTGGTCTGCTCTTTACGGCGCATACCCCCGAAGTTAACGTCTTCGGGTCTAGGAAGGTCTAGCTCCATCATTTCTCCCTGAACTTGGGGTCCTGAAGTTTAGCATAGACCTCTTTCTGATATGCGAACTTGGCATCGCCTGAGACCAACTTGGCTAGGGCAAACGAGTCAGCGGCGTTGTCATCCGTGAACTCTGCATCCCAGCATTTATATACCTGTAATAGCATTTGGCTTTTAGATATGCCGTTACCTTTACCTGTTACATACTTCTTGAGGTTGGTAGGCGGAACAATAAGTGGATAGATACCAAAATCTAGGAGGGTGAGCTTAACCATCCCGCCCAGCTCTCCCAGCATATTGGCCATCTGGGAACCGAAGGCATAGCCTTCCATAGCTACATCAACAACACCCTCGTATGAATACAGGATGTTCATTAGGTGGCTTTGTATATCTTTTAGGCGCTCAATGCCGCCCTTGTCAGACTTATAGACTGTTGTCCTGTAGGTATCTCCAAACAAGACAGTTACAGCAAACCCGCTATATGACTGGTCAATCCCCATGAACACGGGTTGCTCCCGTGCGACAGCAGGCAACCCGCCATCGAATATCTTGAGGGGCATTAGAACTTACGGCTCGTGAATCCTGGGTTCGCAGTACGGCGTGACAGTTCACGGCTGATTACCTTGGTGCTTTCGGTAACGCCGTCCTGGATGCTCTTAAGCAATGAATGGTAGTTGCGACGAACTGCTAGCTCGTCCTCTAACGCCTGTCCTTCAGGGCTGGATATTACCTTGGCCTTAGTACGGGCCACGGTCTCGCCCTTGACTGCCTGCAATAACATCGATGCCTCATAGCGGTCGAAATCCTTGGTGGCGTTCTCTTCGTCAATGCGAGCACAGGAAATCTGTAGGAGCAGGAAGTTGTTGTATTCAACAAAATGCTGGAATAGGCGCATCAGCTCTTGGTCTTCAATGTCTGTAAGGTCGTCAGGGATTACGGGGATACTATCGTTGTAGGTAGTAGTGGCTCCGTAACCTTGCGTGATTAGCTTTGCAACTGCTTCTGCACTTGCTGTACCTGTGTTTAGCGTAATCATTAGTACTCCTTACAACTACTGCATAGTTCTGGACCACCTATATTACACACAGGAGGGGTACCTTTGGCAACTGCATCCACAATCATTTGTGCCGCGTCAAACTTCTCGTTGATACCAAAATCGCTCTTAGGAATGATGAGCTCTTTGTACTCCTGAGTAGGCTTGGACTCGTATATGAAACAGGCCTCTTGTGGGGCAGGTTGGTCAAAACCAATTAGCTCAATGAGCTTCATGTAAATCTGTGCTTGCATGATGTGGCTTTGGAACGGGGCATCAAGGGCAGCCCATATCTTCTTGAAGTCTCCGTCATGCTTGTATAAAAGGTCAGGTGACTCCCAGCGAATCGTACCTTCGCCCACTGACTTAATCTCTAGCAGTAGTGGGTCATCAAACCCTACAAGCCAGCCGTCAGCGTGGCCAGCAATACGCATCTGTGGATAGTCCAATGGGACTTCCTTGTACTTAACGCTATTAGGGTTGCCGTTGTGGTCTCCTGGCATACCCCAGAAAAATTCATCGCACTCTACGCATTCCCAAAGGCCGTAGATGGCGTTCATATCCTTGAATCGTTGTTGCCACTTATGGTGGATGGCATGGCCTTCTTCAAACACGCCATCAGTTTGCATGGATAGCTTGCGTTTGGCTTTTGCAGGTGGCAGGCCAGTAAGGTGGAAGTAAGAAGCACGATAGCACCAACTGTCCTTGGCCATCTCAGATGGATGCAGGACGTCGGTACGTCGGTCATTAACACGCGGCGTAGCAAGGAAGTGACGCTCCAGCTTTCCTAGTACTCGACTCTCTTTCTTAGTCGTATCTAGGAACTGCTTAAACGCTCCTGTAGGCTTCTGTGCCATCGTGCCCCTATTCTTTGTTAATCCACTCTTCTACGGTCATCTTATTACGAGTTGCCTTACGTTGTAAAGCATTTCGTTCTCGGTGGCTCATGCCGCCAAAGATGCCGTGCTGTTCATCAATCTCTATGGCAGATAGCAAACATTCCTTACGCACTGGGCACTCGGACTTGCCATCTTTGCCAAAGCAAATAGCTTTAGCCTTATCAGCAATTGGTTTGTATTTAGCTTTGTCTCTGGGCGGGAACCACATCTCTGTGTCCATGCCACTGCACTTAGCGTGATAATACCAACGGTCTAGGGGGTCTCCCTTGTACACGTACACTCCTGGAGGTAATGGCGGAGCTCCAGGTAATCATCTTCAGTCAGCATAACGTAGTTATTGCCGTTCAAATGGAATCCAAGGACAGGTGTCCGACTATCCAGAATTGCTTCTGTGACAATCTTCTCCAGCTCCACCGCTTTGACGGTGAACTGGGTTTTGCCCGTCCACTTATGCTCGACCAACAGGTCGTCTGAACGAACATCACCCTTCCGACTCCAAAAAGCACCGCTCCCAGCGTTGCGTTTCCCGCCAATCTTTTTAGCGAGTCGGTCCTCGTGTTTCCGTGACTCTTTCTGTCCCTTAGTCCTCATCGGACTCTGCGACAAACTTAGAGCTCTCCAAGATGCTCCGAAGAACATCTTTCTCCAGTGTTTCCCTAAGGTCAATCTCTTCTCTCAAGGACTTTAGGATAGCATCTCCGCCCTGCCACTGTCTATCGCCGTAACGATAGTAAGCACCCGCTCGAGTAATAACGCGGTTAAGGATGCCTAAAGCAACAATTTCCTTGCCTGCATCGAAGTCGCCAGGAAACAAATCCCCTCCCTCGGCAAAGTAGAAGTCAACATATGCTGGTGGGTTGATAGCAGAGGACTTGTTCTTCAAGGTACGAATCTTGATGGTCTGTCCTACACGACGCTTGTTATCGCCAGTGCCTACCTCAATCCAGTCATCGCGCTTTACCTCAATACGGGTAAAGAACGAATAATCCTTGCCCAAGCCGCCTGGGGTAGTACGTGGGTCGCCATACATGACGCCAATCTTTGAGCGCCACTGGTTAATCATAATTCCAATAAATGGTCGGTCTTGGTCTACAAGACTGCGCTTGCTTGCCTTGCCTACCTTACGGAAGAACTTGTTAGATGCGATAGCGGCACGGCCAACGGTGGACTCGCCCATCTCACGGTCATCCTCAGCACTTGGCACAAGGGCAGGAAGTGAGTCAATGACGATGCAGTCTACGTTGCGGCTCTCAGCCAATTCGATAACAGCATCCATGGCGTCTTCCATGACATTAGTAGAAATGACATAAACGCGTGAAGTATCAACGCCGCACATATCTGCGTATGAAGGAACCCACTGCTCTGCAGCAATCCACACAGAGGTGAACTCTGGGTCGCGCTTCTGATTAGCAGCGATGGTCTTCAGGGCAATAGCAGTCTTGCCGTTAGATGCTTCTCCTACAATCTCATGCCACTGGTTGACAGTCCATCCGCCACCCAGTGCAACGTCTAGCGCTAATGAACCGCTAGGAAATCGTTCTAGGATATTGTCACGAATCTCTGAGCCCTTGACGATAGTTCCAGCGCCAAGCTTCTTGTTAATCTTGAGTACGAATTTGTCTAATTCTGCTGTAGCCATTAAATATGTCCAATGATAGTCTGTGGGTTAAATCCGCCTGTTGCAACTTGTTTTGCTGGTTGAGCAGGGCCACTAGCTTGAGGTCCGCTAGTAATTCCCTTACCTAATCCAGAACCTGACTGTTGAATAGGGTAGCCGCAATCATAGCAGCGTGCCTTGAGTTCAGGCGAAGGCTTAACATAGTTACCACTGCCACATCCAGGACAGCGTTGTGGGTTCAAAGCACTTGGCGGTAGAACCTGCGGCTCAATTGAAACCGTAGGGTTAACAGCTACATAGCCAGGATTTGGCGGTTGTACTGGTTGCTGCTGCTGTTGTGTTGGAGGAAGTGTCTGTCGAGGAGCTGGACTCCCCATCTTGCGTGACCACCAGTCATTGCTCATCTGTTGTTACCTCACCTGCCCATGCCGCTCCAGGTAGGAGCAGTCCTGTACTAAAAGCTATTGATAATGCTGACATGATAGCAGTAAATCCAATTTGTTGGAAAACCTCGTAGCTGGCTTCGGCATACTCCTCAATAATCTGAATCTCTTCTTCATCTAGCTCTACTAGGTCTTCTTTAAGAGCATCCTTGAGACCACGCTCTTTAATAACGGCAATAGCCTGAGCGTTGATATCTGCGACCATGGCAGCGTAGTCCGTGAACATACTGATAGGAAGCATGCGCTCGTCACTATCTTGGCGTTCTTTTTCAGCGCCCTCTTCGCTAATACTGTTAATACCTAGTTCAGCAGCAATAGACTCTGGGTCTTCAATCTGCATGTCGTACAAGTACCAACGTACCAGGGTAGTTAGAGGAATAGTCGTAGACTCGATGACGTACTGCTCTTCCTTTTCACGCTTAAACCAATCAAACAGACCCATTACTTGGCCTCACCCCATCGGTCAACAATCTTTACATCCGCAATCAGCGGAATAGTCTTGAGCATAGATACGCCTTCCATTGCCTCACGAATAGCTTCGGCAGTCTGTTCAGCTAGATGCTCTGGGCAGGATGTCACAAGTTCGTCGTGTACTGTAAGGAGGAGTTTAGCACCTTCTGGAATCATTTTATGGGCCCGTACCATGGCTATCTTCATGACGTCAGCGGCGGTGCCTTGGATAACCGTATTGAACGCCTGACGCTCAGCGCTGGCCTTTTTGTCCCGCAAGGCAGACGTGATGTCTGGCAGGTAGCGGCGGCGCCCTGTGGCGGTGGTTACATATTTATTCTTGCGTGCCACGCCAATGACCTTGAGCTTATATAGGCCTACGGCAGAGAATTTTTCAGCAAAGTCGTTGAGCAGCTTCTTAGCCTCTGTCACCGTACAGCCAATACTGCGGGCAATCTTGTCGGGACCTACGCCGTAAGCCATAGATAGGACCAGCGTCTTACCAGCGGCGCGGTTAACGCCCATGGTATTAGCTACCGTCATGTAGATGTCTTCCTTGTTCAAGTATGAATCCACCATGATGGGGTCCTTAGAGAAGTCAGCAATGATGCGCGGTTCAATCTGCGAGTAGTCTGCTACGACTAGCTTGTAGCCCTCAGGGGCAATAAACAGGTTACGAATAGCCTTACCGTGCGCTGTGGCAGGGTTAGGTACGTTCTGCAAGTTAGGGTTACGACTAGAAAAGCGACCTGTCTCCGCGCCGTTCTGCACAAAGTCACAGTGGATGCGACCGTTGATTAACAAGCTATCACGGTACTCGGTAATAGCTTTGCCGTTGGTGGTCTTGGTGACGTCTCCGCCAAGGTAGGGAATTACATAGGTTGTCAGCAATTTGTTCAAGTCTGAGTATTCGACAAGGAGCTTACATAGAGCGTCACGTTCCTTGTTCTCAGCAAGAGCGTCAGATGAGGTTGAGTAGTCTGTGTACTCTAGCTCTTTACCTTCCTTGTCTTTCTCCTCGCCCTTGGGGGTCAAGACCTTAGTCTTCAGACCACGTCCGCCCTCTGTTTTAGGCTTGTACAAAATCTCTTGGCGTTCAGGGATGGAGTTAATGTTGAACTGCTTACCAGCTTCTTTATAGATGGATGCGCGCTTGATATCAAGTTCTGCTTCAAGGGTAACCTGTAACTTAGCAAGGCTAGGCATATCGATAGGAGCACCAGTTAGCTTCATGTCACACAGCACAGCTAGGACATCCATCTCTAGGCGCATGACCTTCTCTACGCCAGCCTCTGCCAGCTTAGGGAGGACAGCCTTCCACAGCAAAAATGTGTACTTAGCATCTAGTGCTGCATACTTATAGGTATCCATGAACGAGTGAGCTTCAATCTCTTTGCCCACGCCCTTAACCATCTCGTAGCCAAGCTCGCGTTTCAAGCAGTCTGCTAGACCACAGCGACCCTTGTTACGGGTGTCATAGAGGAACGATGCAATCATGGTGTCAAAGTATGGGCCAGTAGGTACACGGCCACCGTAGTACTTGGCAACTGAGGTAAGGTCAAACGCTAGGTTGTGACCAATAGTAAGAATCGTGTCATTGAACATTAAAGGCTCTAGCGCCTTGAACACCTCGCCTGGAAACATCTGCTCAGGCGCAGGTGCAAATACTTTGGTTGCTTTCTTGTCGTTGCGTGAGTAGTCGCTTTCACGAGGCTCATGACCTGCGTCTACACGCTTCTGTCCCTGACCTGTAAGCGGGCGGTCTAGGCGTAGGAACTCACCATTGGGGTGGCCCATAGGAATAACATCTACGCGACCATATGTAGCAAAGCTAATCCATACTACGTCGTTGATAGGAGTATCGCCTCGGCGGTCTCCCATAGTTTCCACGTCAAATGCAAACGCGTCTTGCTGGAGATAGTGTTGAACCATCTCATCTAATTGTTCTTGATTAAGTATAAGCCCCATGTATTACCCCTTAAAAGGCCCAGAGGCGTAGAGAAAGGGGTTAAAACTACGCCTCTGGACAGCTAGTGTGTTCCTTATTCGTTTACAAGCTCTTGAGCAATTTCAAGAAGTTCTTGGTAAGAGCTCTCCTTGATGATACTGCGGTCGTAAGGCTTGAACGTAGGAACTGCAGCCTCTACCTCAGCCTCGTTCAGGCCCCAATCTTCATTGAGGTCACGAGCCTTGACAGAGTTCATGTGGTAAACAGTTGTCTGCATCTTGCCAGTGCGGCTCATCGCCCAGTAGTTCTTGGTCAATGGACCTTGAGGTGAGAAGTGAGCGGCATGGATTGTCTTGTAAAGACGTGGTGTTGCCACAAGTTGTTGACGCTGTGGTCCGTCTGGTGCACTGAAGTTAATAATGCTGAATGCCTTCTTGTCTTCTGGGCGGTGCTTTAGCACTGTGCAGAGTGGGCACTTTTCTCCCATGCAAATGTATGACTTCTTGCCAGCTTTGTTCTGTAAGAAGTGAAGCTTGTAGACAGCGAACGGGCCGTCTGGGTCAATGAACTTAATAATCTGAGGGTCCTCAGACTGCTTAAAGTCCACTGGATAACCGTCAGTTGGTGCTGACGTTGTGGTTGCTGCATCCCAGCCAGCTGCAATGCTGCTAGCTGCTGAGGTTGCTGTTGATTGTGCAGGACGAGCATCAAGTGTCTCGTCTGCTACCAAGTAGTTTTCTTCTTCTGTTCGGCTAATGGCCATTGGGTTTCCTTAGTTAGTATGTTTATTGTTCGATTAAGTTGTCCCAAGCGTCAGCAATTTCCTTGGCAACGGTTGGGTGTTTAGACCAGTCTATACGCGGATTGTCCATAAGTCCATTCCTTGTAAAGATTGAGATTGCAGCCTCAATCATTGGCCTGGTGTACAAGCGACGACCTTTACGGTCGACTCCTGTTTTGTCCTTCTTAGTTGGAAGACGATAGGGCGACTCAGGCAAATAGCCCCACTTAAACCACGCACGTATAGTTATCAGTGGTCGCCCTAAAGCTTGTGCCAAGGCACCAATAGCAAACATCTCAATGTCTTTACCACTGGGAAGTGTTTTGATATAGGGCTTGGAATCCCAACTTTCCTGAACCTTAGGCTCAGGCTTTACGACATCACGACGCTTACGCTTGCTACCTGGATAGTAAACATCCAAGCCAGCAAACGCTGAGTCAATAAGGTCGTCCTCCATACTTATCCCCTATTCATAAGGAACGCGTAGGAAACCTTCTTAGGAAACATCTTGTCGATGTCCTCTTCTGTGAGCTTGCCTTGATAGTAGGCAGCCATGATTGCGTCTTCATCTAGGACGGGAACTTGCTTAACACAGTCAGCTGTAAGTTCTTTAGCAGCAAGGATTGATTCTGCAACATCCATGTCAATAGATTGGCTGACACGGCGCTGCTTAGAAATTGACTTGATGCCACTAACGCTGTCATCTACCTCAAAGGTAATGTGACCACGGCCATCGACCTCACCCAGCTCGTCTACAACTTTGGTAAGGCGAGCTTTAATCTCTGACTGACGCTTGGTAAGTAAGTCAGTCTGCTCCTTGAGAGCAGCTGCTTGTCGTACTAATTCTCGGACTTGGTTGATGTCCATATAAACCCCCTTGGTTATAGGGGAAAGATTAGTTTAAAACGCCCTTTGTGTCAACTTCAGCTAGGTAAGCATCTAGGGATTTAATAATGACGCTGGTAACAGTTACGCCGTTGCTCTTGGCTTTGGCCTGTACAGCCTTCCAGAGGTCGTCAGGTACGCGAATAGTGCGTGTTGGGGTCTTAGGTGCGTTAGGCATTGTTCTAGTATACCAGTCCTATACATTCGAGGTTTGGAGAAACTGACGCAGGCTTGTCAGGGTGATAGGCACCCCGCCGTCATCGTCAATTCCTAAGCCATCTACCACTGCATTAGCGATAGACGTCTTTTGCATCAACGCTTGGTGTTGACGCTCTTCAATAGAATTCTTCATAATCATATCTTGAATGACGATAGTAGGCCAAGTCGATGAAGCCCGCTTTATTCGTCCATTACGTTGAATTGCTCCTCCTGATGACCAGGGTAAATCATAGTTAACCAGTAGATTAGCAGCAGGAAGGTCAACACCGTAACCGCCAGCATCGCTAGAAATGAGTACCCGAATTTCTTCTTGAGTGTTGAACGCAATCTTGTTGTCCTCCTTGGTCTTGGCATCCATCTGACCTGAGTATAGTCGACAACGCTCAGGACCTAAAGCTTCGGCAATCTTCTCCAGCATGCCAACATAAGATGCAAATATAACTACCTTGTTAGCAGGGTTCATATCTAAGTGAGCTGTTACATACTCAGTTAGCATATCTAACTTTGGTGAAGAGGTGATGCCCTCTAAATGTCCGTCATCGGAAAGACCAGCTGCGTATGCAGAGCCTTCGCCGTTCATCTGGTGGAACTTAATAGCGCTGTCTTTAACTAGGTCAGGGTGAGAGCACAGCATCTTGAGTGCCCCAATTTTTGCCATAAGACGACCACGAATCTCATCAGCGGCTCCGCCCCATTGCTGTTCGTGCCCGTAGTGAGCCAAAACGTTGAAGGATGAGCCGAACAATGCCTGTGCTTCGTCTAGGTCAGTAAGCAAATCGTTCTTGATGCGCTCGTAGAGCTTGGACGCCTTACGGTCAAAGAATATCTCCAAAGGGTCCTTGTGAATGGACTCAGGCAGGAACGGCGCAACATCTGGGTCAGTCTGTGCTTTACGTACGCAAGCAGTCTTTAGCTTAGTGTGCAGGACAGGCAAATTGCGGTAACGGTCTACGCCACCCCATGTG